AAATACTCCTGTATTAGCCATTTATATAAATTTTTTAATGTTATTTAATTTTTTGTAAATATACAAATATTTATTTATTTAATTTATTCTAGAATTTATGTGAGTTGTAACTTAATCCTAAAAATGAATGTACTCCATCGCCATCAATATCTACCGCATAAGATTTCCAACCATAAGGATGGTCAATAGTACCATCTTCATCAGCTTCTAAATCTTTCCATAAAACATCTACGTGCCATTTGTCAGATAATACTGGGGCAACTACTTCGTTACCTTCTTCATCGTATTCTCCTTGTTGTAAAACGATATTACCTAAATGTACTATGGTATGCTTGTGAGTTGGATATTCGTTTCCATCCTCGTCTGTTGCAGTTCCTAAACTGTTTATTTTAGTTTCTGCTTGTTCTTTGTCAAGAAATTCGTATTTGGCTATTCGTATCATAATATGTTAATTTTTTTTAATTTTCTTATCTTATTGTGTTTGTTATGTAAAGATTTACTCTTGTTCTTATCATAAGGGTAAATGTTACTCTTATATTTTTGTAAGGTTAATTAATTCTTGGTCTGTTAATGCTTGGTTGTATAATCTTGCATCTGTAATTGGCAATCTATTTCCCGTATCTAATGATGTTCTTAATTGACCTAAAAGTAAATCATTAATATTACTATTTACAGATTGGTTTGAAAAATTAGTTTTACTTATTACTGTATTTCCATTTACACATATTTTACCACTTGTAGCGCTCTGCATTGTAATGGCTGCTTTAAATTTTTGACCATTAACTAAAGACACCCCACTCGAAATAAGTTCAGTAAGACCATTTGCTCTTGCATCAAGATTGACTACATTAGAGTTTATTGTTATTACGTAATAATTATTTGCAACATTAGAATTTATAAAAGATAAAGGTTGCTCATTACCAACTATGTAAGTAGATTCAACATACATACTAAAAGGGTAAGATGAACTAATTATAGAAGTGTTTATATTAGTTTGAATACAACTTTCAGCCACTCTCGTTCCAACACTTCCTTGTGTTGGTATGTACGAAGTTGCGTAGCTTCCTTGTTCTAATTGTGCACCGAATAAAGTAGTATTTAAACCTATATCAGTACTTGAAATAATTAATTGAGTACTACCTGTTTCTGCTTCGGTAAAAGTTCTTGTTACAGAATACCTAAACCATCCATTACCATAATCTTCTTTTTTCTCTACATCTGTACCACTTGCAGTACCACCGCCGAACTTTAAAAATTTTCCCACTATATCTGATTTTGAAAATACAGAAATTGTTTCTGATGAACCTATTGTTTTTGTAGTTGATACACTTTCTATTAAAAAACCACCACTTGTATAAACAACATCATAAGTATTCAATATACCCATTGGAGATAATTCACTTGACAATGTAACAGCAGCATTTGATTTAGTCCAACTCGCATCGCTAAAATCTTCTGAATACGTTATTAGGTTACTCCTCGTTGGCTCTAACAATAAACTACCATCTGCACTATCTTTAAAATCTATTCTTGGCTCATTGTTACTAACTACTTCAATTAAACCATCTTTATTTACTCTTGTTGCACTTGTGCTTCTATCGAATGTAAAAGGTAATGGTTTGAAATTTCCGTTTTCTGAATTGTACGCTAATGTTGAGCCTTCTTTTGTTGCCCATTGTCCGTTACCGAATTTTAATGTTTCGCTCATATCTTATTGTATTGTATATAATTGACTTGTTGCCATTTCGTTAAATGAAGTCCAAGATGTTAATGTTTCTAAATCTGAATCGTTTAATGCTGAATCAAAGTATTGTATTTGTTTTGCTTTTCCGTAAAAAGGATTTGAACCATTTGCACCCTCAAATTGTAACCTTGATAAACCAATAGGTAATGATGCTATTGAAGGGTTTGTATCTAATAAAAATCCATTTACATAAATATTAAAAGTGTTTTCTTTATAAATTAATGCAACCTTATTGTTATGTGTTTGACTGTCTACAATAGCGGTTAAACTACCAACAGTAGTGCCTCCACTACTCATAAAAGCTTTTATCCTACGAGCAGTTTCATCTACCTCTATTGTAACTCTGTTATCAGTATCAGCGTTTGCGTGGCTTAAACTAATTCTTCTGCTTGTTCCATCATCAGCCAAAGCACTTATCTCCGCATACAAAACACCTTCACTATCGTTAAAAGTATTTGCATCTCCTGCTCCGTTAGCAGTTTCTGCTACTCTTGTAACTGAACTTCCGCTTGTTGGTATGTAAGATGTAGGGTAACTTGAGTTTGGTTCTGCTTGTCCTCCCCAAAAATACATAGAACCATTGCCAGTACCTGAATAAGTATTATTGCCATACGCATCTGTTAAATTAACGCCAAAAGTTCCATTTCCACTTGAATTAGCGGTAGCCGATGCACTTAAACGATACCATCCATTGCCATAATCTATAATAGTCCCACCAGTATCTAATGATGTGCCTTCAGCAATGTTAAAATAAAATCTGGTTGTAGAAAATTTTGAAGCAAATAATAAATAAGCAAAATCAATATCAGAATCGCTTGGTTTTTTTACAAATACAGAAAAGGTATATTCTGTTCCACTTGTTACAGATGGCCTAACATCAACTCTGTGCTGAGCATCATTAGCATTGTCATTTACCTTGTAAACAGAAGATTGACCGCTTGGAGAGGTACTGTCAGTAGTTAATGAAACAGTACAGCTAAGATCATTCCATTGAGTTACATCTTCAGAATATTCCACTATATTAGTTCTCTGTGGTTCTAACAACAAACTCGGACAACCACTAACAACACCATCAATCATAGGATAGTTTAGTCTTGGTACATTACTATCTACTGTTTCTATTAAGCCATCTTTGTTTACCCTTGTAGCTTGTCCACTTCTACTAAAGTCAAAATCTCCTACACCATCTGAAGGTAATACAGAATAAACTTTACTTGCTTTGTATCCACTTGGAATTAAGGCTAATTTAGGGTTTTTTGTTAATGCCATAAAAAATATAATTTTAACAAAAATACAAAATTTTACCTATTACTTACCTTTCCAATGCTTCACAATTTTTTCAGCAGACCTTGCTCCAAAATAACCACCATAAACCAAAAGCAATAACGAACTTAATAAATCAATCCATTTAGAATCTATTTTAAAGCTTTCTAAAGAACTATCTAATATAATATAAATAAATAGTGTCAAAGTTAAAAAAGCAAGTACTAAAGGCCTTATATTTTGAGTTAAAAAGCTATCTGTTTTATTATCCGATTCCCACCTTTTTGTTATTTCAGACATTTCCAGCATATCATATTCCAACTCCTTTAATAAAATTTCTTTGTCTTTTGGATCAATATTTGGATTGTCTTTTATTTTTTTAGATAGTAATTTTAAACCCTCTATTCCGGTAACGTTTCCAGCTAACTCTATAATTTCAGGCGCAATGTTTTTTCCTTGTTTTAATAACCAGCGCAAAGCATCTCCAACCCTTGTAGTTCCGTTTTTATCTTTATATGATTGTTTTGCCATTTTTTACCTTCGTTTAAATTATAAGTGTAACGTTTACCATCTTGCTTTTTTGCCTCTAATATCAACGTGAGTAAATGTATTATATCTGCCAACTCCGCCCATTTTAAAAAGTCCTTTATCCATTAATTGCTCGGCAATATCTGCAACCTCGTTTGGCTTTAATTCTTTAACTACAATATCAGCAGCTTTTCCTAAAGTATGTTGTGAAGTATTTTTTGAACCAATATTTTGATTGTAATGCAAACACCTATAAGCGCTATTTACTTTGATTGGTTGTTTTATAAACATTCTTAACATCTGTAAATTTTCCGCCAATAGTTTTACGTTTTCTAAAAAATTGTCAGGCATTTCGCAACCGCATTTGCATTCAAATTCCGATAAAGAAAAATTTGCCGTTAATTTCATTTTTTATTTTTTTTGTTTTTTTTCGTTTCTATTATTTTCTGTATTGTATATATAATTGAGGCAATAAGTAAAATAATCTTTAAACTGTTTTCAACTGCGGAAAAACTTATTCCAAAAGTTAAGGCATTTATAAAGGCAAGTTTCAAATCGTTATTATTCATTTTTAGTGTTTTAAAATAGTGATAAAACAGTTATTAAAATATTTTCAACCGTTGCAGTGCATCCGGCTTTATCTACTTTAACTTGAATTTTGCAACCACTTGCCAATTCACTTTGTTTTATAAAAATTTGTGTGGTTCTCGAATACCTTACAAGATCATTATTATGGGCAATATTATCGTGCATAAATTCAATTGATTTACTACTATCAGGAAAATATAAACGTGCATCTAAGCGCGTGTTTGATGCGCCCGCAGTAACATCAAAATCATTTCTTATCATTAAAACTTTTCCAACTCCAATTTCTGAAAAATCAACTGAATTACTTGTTGAATTCCATAAATCACCCGTAACAAATGGCGGTTTGTATGTTGTTATTGTGCCGGCCCCGGCCTTATCGTTTGTTAAATCAGTCCAAACGTTTTGCGTTAAATTTATTGGAGTTACTAAAGTTGATGCATCGGCATAATCGGCCCATCCGCCCTTTGAATCGTACAAACTATTTACTGATTCTTTTATTTGGTTAACGTCTGAAGCGGTTATTTTATTAATATCGGGCAAAGGTGAAACCTTATTATCAATTTTATTTGTATAAATAATTTTAGCCATATTATTAAATTTTAAGATTGTAATTCATTTTGTAATTCAACTTGTAAGCCACCTATTGAGTTTATTTGTTGAATTTTATTCGATATTTCAATAATGGCTCTAAAATAGGTGTAATCTTTTAAGTCATCTTGTAAATAAGTAACGCCTTGATTTACCGTTGTGTAAATTTTAAAACCGCTTGCCGTTAAATCTATATAATCATTTGATCTTGTACGAATCAAATCCAGCACTTGAGAAACTAATAAATCAACGTCCAATTCTCCGCCATCGTCTGAATAAAATCTTGTTATACATTCAATTCGTGTAATTGTTTCTGTTATAAAAGATGTTTGATTGTTATCTGTTTCGTCAGTAAATACGCCGTAAACTCTAATGATTGGATAAGTTGCGTCTGTTGGTATTCTATTGTAAACAGGAACAACAACATTGTTTAAAAAAATATTGTTTTTTAACTTATTTATTATTCCTCTTCTTAATAAATGTATTGCTCCTTTCATATATTATTTAATTGCTTTTTTTATTTCGCCATTTAAACGAACTAATAAATTTTTTAAACCTATTCGTGCTGCATTAAAAAAGAATGGCCTTGCTGGTAAATTAACGTTTTTAATTCCTTTACCTTTAAATTGTGCTGCATAACTTGTTGGAATACCAAGTTCCAACATATCAGTCAAATCAACACTTCTACCAGTTCCAAATTCTACATAAGGCGCATATTTTGCACCAGCAACAACCTCCGCAGTTTTACCTTTTCGTTCGGCTTTTATAGACTGTTTTAAATTACCTTTATCAACAACAACATTTTGTTTAGCAATTTTTGAAATTTCTAATGCAGATTTTCCAATCTCATTCGACAAAACTTGTTTATCAAACACTCGTAAATTATCCATCTTCTTTTTTAAAGATCTTAAATCGGATTGGTTTATTTTAATATAATTGGTTTGCATTATTCAGATCTCGTTGCAATTAACTTTGTGCCATAGTCTAAACTGTAATCGAATTTTTCGTTTATTCTAAATTCCTGGCTTTTATTTTCAATAGTAAATATATCGCCGATTTGAATTAAATCTGCCGTTCTTTTACGCATTATTAACTCAATTTGCAATGAATGTAATCTTTTACCAAAAGAGTCGTCTATATTGCCGCTAACTTCTTTTAAATCGCACCAAACCGTTGCAACATCTAACAAAGTAGAATTAAAGCCTCCAAATTCATCTTCAGTTTTAACTAGCCTTTTTATTGTTATCTTTTTATTTAGTTTTCCGCTTTGCATTATAAGAACATTGCTTTATAAGAATTAAGAATATTTTTTGACGATGTTGGTATACTTTCAACTCCTTTTAAATCGCCTGAATCAAAGTCTGCTCTATTATCATAATAAGTTGAAATAAGTTGAAGCATTGCTTGCTTAACTAAAGCGTCATTTATTCCAGTTGTTATATATGTAACTTTAACACGATCGCCAGGCCCTTGATCTAGTTCAATCGTTTCATTGTCCAATCCTAAAACTTCATAATTAGTTGTAATTGTTCCGCTGATTGTAATCTCTTCAATACTTGAAACTGGTCCAAATGGCAAATCAAATAAACCGTTTGTTGAATCTAAATAGTACGTTCTATTTTTTGGAACTATATCCCTGGAAATGTAATTTTCGCACCAAATTCTTGCCTGAATAATCATTGTTGCAATTAGATTGTCATCTGAAGCCGTATCAATACGAACGTAATCTTTAACGTCTTGAGCAGTTAAAATTTCATTGCCTTGTTGTGAATTGATTTTAATTTGTCGCATCGTCTTTGATTTCTATATATTCAACTTTTAATTCTTTTGTTTCAAATTTAGCTTTATTCTTTTTAGTAGCAAATCCTTTTTTTATCCAAACTTTAGCAATGTTATCAGGCAAATTTATAGTATCGCCTTCATTCAATCGTATGCCTTTTCTTAAAATTGGTTGTTTTATTTTTAGCTTCATAATCTAAATTTTTGTAAAAATACAAAAAAACCGCCACTATTAAATAGCAACGGTTTTAACAAAAACAAATATGAAAACACTATATAAATACAAAGTTATTAAAATATATTTTAGTATCTATATTTTTGCCTAAACTTATACTTTTTATTTTACCATTATTTTTAAAAATATAAAAGCCGTTATGATGTTGAACGTATACGGCAAAGTAATCAACTTCTTTTTTACTATAAGTTATATTATTTTTTTTCTTTATAAAAGAACGAATGATTTCTTTGTCTTTTGTTACTGATTTAATTTGTATTTTTTTTAAATCTTTACCATTATCAATTATGCAATCATAAGGCGATGCATCTAATAAAGGGAATGAAACAAGGAAGCCTCTTTTCATTGCCTCAACTGCAAATTGATATTCAGCTATGCATCCTATTGAATTTAGATCCATATTCCAAATATACATAAAAAAAAGGTAAGCGATCTATTGAAGTGCTTACCTATTGATTGTTTTTATTCTTTATTCAATACTAATGATAAAAATACAACTGCTAAAAAAAATGCGCATATATAATCATTAAATAATATTATCTGCCTGATTGCTGAAAATCCAAATAATAAAATTAGACTGTATTTTATTTTTTTTTCCATATTACATCATATCAGTATTAAAACAAGTTTGTGAACAAACGCCTTCCCAGTCAATAGCTTTGTCGCAAACCGTACAATTAAATTCTTTTTCATCATCTGGGCAATATTCGTAATAATTCATAATATTAAATTTTTATTTGTAAATCCTCTTCCATATAGTAAATTTCACGCTCTATATAATCGACCGCCTTTTCCAAGTCTTTTAACTCGTTTTCTTTTTTACCAGCACGACAAACATATTTAATTACATTACCAAGGTTAAAAGATAAATCATAATCCTTTATAACATCGATTAAATCGTAATCTTTGCCATTTTCATAGTGTTTAGGTATACTCTTCATAAATTTAAATTTAGTAGTCTTAAAACGGCTCTTTTAAACCTTTTAAGAATTGTTTGTTTTTGTAGTTTTTGTAAATGATAAATATTTTTTACAAATATCTTTTTTTTATTCTTAATAATATATAATTTTTCAGAATTAAAAGACATTTTATATTTCTTTAATTGTTATTTTAGCGCTTTTTAACCAATCTTCAAAGACTATTTGTTTATCTATAAAAACAGATGGTTCAAAGTCTTTTAAAACATATTCGTTTTCGATTTTATCAATGATTTGATGTTTAAAAACTTGCTCTAAATAGTCTAAATGTAAAAGATTTACTTTTTTAGTTGTGCCAAAAATGTACTGATCTTTAAAAACTTTATTTATTTGCTCTTTTGGAACTCTAAAATTTTTGTAAAAAGTTTTATTATCCAATTCAATTATTCCAGTCCTTTTTAAAACAATAGAAAATTCATATTTAAAACATTCTTTGTTTAGGTATTTTATAGCTTCAACCATTTTTTAGTAATTTTTTCGATTTGTTTTATTTCTGCTTTTGTTATTTCTAATTCTATTTGGTTTTCTAATAATTCTATCATTGATTTTAAATATACATCATCAGGGTATAATAAATCAAAAGTCTGTTTAAATTCTTTTAGTGTTATTTTTAAAGGTTCGCTAATCATATCGTAATTATTTAATTATTGTTTTTTATACAACCACTTTAAAACGTGGTTTATATACAAGGCTCAACTTACGTACATCCTGCAATGTAAATTCCATTACTTTACTTCTATTTTACCGTTTCTATAATGTTGACATATAACACCAGTATTTAAAATAATTGTCTTAAATGGCACTAAATTCCTTTTTTCTTTGTACTCTTTAATAATTCTTTTGATTGTTTTCATAATGTTTAAATTAATGGCGGCTTTTAAACCGCCGTTTGATTTATATTATTTCTAAATCGTAAATTGATTTGTTTTCTCTTTTACAAACTTGTATTAACTGGCTTGCAATTAATAGAATTTCTGAATCAGGTAATTTATTTCCTGACTCTTTTAATTTTTTTACTAGGTAATTTAATTTGTTTTCTACTGACATAATTTATAATATTTGTTTTTGTTTGTTTTATATTGGCGGTTTTTACACCGCCGTTTGGTTTATTGGTTAATAAAATGTTTTCTTTTTAAAACTTCATTCAACTCTTTTACTAAATCGTATCTTTCCCCTGTTGTATAAATACCTTTGTAAAAATCGTTGTCAATTTGTTTTAGTGTTTCAATTAATGCTTCCATAATGATGTTTTTAATTATTGTACGACGTAAAATTAATTCTTTTTTCCGAATTAAAAAAATATTTTCAGTTTTTTTTTAAAGTTTTTTTTCATTTTATTTTTAACTACTTGAAAATCAGCAACAAAAAAAGGCCTAGAAATTAATCCAGGCCCTTCTAAATATAAAAATTTACTTACTATGCAGTTTCTAAAGCTGCTTTTGCAGTTGCAAATGATCCATTAACAAATGCATTTGGTAAATAGTTAGTTAAAGCAACTCTTTCGCTTACTCTAACAGTAACAAATCCATCTCTTACGTTAGTTCCATCTTCTCTGAAGAACTCAACATTTAAACCATCTCTAACCCATAACTGTGTTCCAACGCTAAAGTTTCCAATTAAGAAAGTTCCAGCAGCGATTGCAGTATTTAATACAACTTTTACGCCCATAAATACTGGTTGTAATCCGTTATATACTTGGTCTTTTAAATAGTTGTTTTGAGTATCTTTTAACAATAGTATTTTATGGAAATCACTTGGATTTAATAAAATAGTATCTGCATTATAATTAGCTAAAGCTAATTGATTTAAAGAAGCTACAATTACGTCAAATTCGTTTGCAGACTCAACAGTTCCAGCTAAAGAACCAGCAGCAAAGTCAGCAGCATCTCCAATGATTCCGCTTAATTGCGCACCTGTTCCAGCACCGCTTAAGATTTGAGCATCTTCTACTTCTAAAAGTTTCTCAGGCGCTCTAGTTGAAATGTAAGAAGTCAATTGTGGCGTATCTGCTAGCATCTCTTCAGAAATACGGAAATAAGTTCCAATTTTTCTAACGTTAGCATCGCTTGCAGTCATATCAAAATCAGACTGTGTTAATGTTGCACCTTCAGCAGTTGCAGCAGCACCGTTTGAATATCCGCTTTCTTTTACGAAACGAACAACATCAGATTGAGTTGAACCTTGCGCCAATAATTGTCTAATGTGAACTGGTCTTGTAGGATCAAACTTATATCCTGGAACTCTGTCCGCTGGAATAACTTCACCTGTAAAGTCAGCTGCAACAGTCATATCTGCTTTAATCTCAAAAGATGCAGATCTTGAATGACCTTTTGACATTGCTTCGATAGCACCGCCCTCGATAGCCTCGTTTAATGCACTTTTAAAAGTCATTCTTTTAGTTGCGCTAAATGCTTTTTTGTTTGATACTTCCATAGCATCTAAACGCTCGTTTAATTTGTTAGACAATTCGCTAACTTCATTTTTAACGATTTCATTTGCTTTAACTACAACTGCATCAATTGCGTTGTTGTTTGATTTTTCGATTTTTGAATCAATAGCTTCATTGAATTGATCCAATTGGTTTTTTAAATTTTCGTCCATTTTTTTATTTTTTTAACGAATTAATTAAATAGTTATACACTTCTGAATCATTGTTTTTTACTTCAACATTCGGCGAAGTGATAATTTCAGTCGGCTTCGTGAACTCAATAAATAATGATTTTAATTTTAAAATTTCAGCTTCAATAGCAAATCCCATTTCGTCCGAAATCTGTCCTTTTCTTAATAGTTTAGATAAATTATCATAACGCTTTGACAATTTTTCCACATCAACATTTCCTTTTACGTCTAATATTTTAGCCTGATCATTTGCTGCTAATGTAACGGCGCTAATTTCATAAAGTTTAACTTCTGTTATCTCTCTATAATCGCCTTTATTTTGTTTTTGAATTGGCATAATACCAACGCTATTTTCTGTAATTACGCCTGATTTCATTAATTCAACAACATCTTTTCCAAGTTGTGTTTTTGCAATTTCAGCAACGAATACAAGTCCTTTATCATCTTCATATAATTCAGTCATTTTTCCAATTGGCTGATTCATATCGTGCTGGTATAAATATTTAACACGATTGCCGTTCTCTTCGATTGTCTTTTTATAAGCGCCTTTTGCAATTACGTCATTGTCTGAATCTTTGTTTCCAAAATATGATCCATAACCTTTAATAATTCCAGCGTTTTCGTCAGCGTCTAACAATTCGCCCATTGCCGCAGCTTTATATAAAATTGTATTCATTTAATAAAATTTTTGTAAATATACGATTTTATAAATATTTGAAACTTCCTCCATCTTTTTCGTTTTTGTTTAATTTAAAAAATATTATTTTTCTTTGGTTTCGTTTTTCTAAAAAATCAATTGAATCTTTTATTGTTAAATTTTTATCAATATCCAATAACTCAATAGGATCGTTATATTGAATAAAATATTCTTCTAATAAATTAAAAAGTTTTTGTTCCATTATTGTAATTTTATTAAATCGTTTATGGCTTTTATAGAATCTTCATACATTTCAGGAAAATATTTCTTAAAAACTAAATTTCCGTTGTATTTATTTTCAAACCAATGCGCAACCATTTCAAATTTTTGCCATTGCTGATTTGTATAATAATTTAAAGAATGCCCTCCACCAATTTGGTTTTTAGTCAATGCACCTAAATAATCACGAACCGCGTCAAATTGAAATTCAAATTCGGCATCAGATAAATTTTTAAATAGTTTTCTTTGTGTTGATCTCCATTCTTTGTATTTCATTTTTGAATATAGTGAGTTTAAAGCATCTTTGTTTTGAAAACCCCATTTTTCAATAAGTTCTTTATTTGCTCTTTGACTCATTATTCTCGATAAATTTTGATTTAAAATTTTACGATGTTTTTTAAAAATATCTTGAATTATTTTATTTGTAATTTTATCGGTTAACCACCCTCTTGACTCGTGTATTAAATGACCAAACTCGTGCGCTAAAACACCATTTAAAGTTTTTTTGTATTTATTTATATTTATAGATACAGTATTCCCGAACTGATTTGTTGATTCTGAAATTACTAATTCAGGTTTTTGTTTTAATAAACTTAAATAATCGTCATTTATTTTTACATTATTTGGAATTACATTATTCCAATTATCTGGACGCATCAATTCTTTTGCGCTTAAATTAGTAACAATATCAGTTAAACCAAATCCAGTAGATTCAGCACTAGCTAAACCAAAATTAAATCCTGATAATTCGCCAACTGTTTGCGCTTCTTGTTTTGGAAAAGGTGCAACGCTACATCTACAATTAACTACTTCAGCAGCTGGGCCGCTTGGATCACCAGGATACATTAATAAAGAACCTCCTACCATAAAAGCTTCATTGTAAGGTATTGGCTCACTTGCTCCAGCTTCAGCGTGTGAACTTCTAGTCCTATCGTCAAAACTTGCAATCCATTCTTTTTGCATTTGAGCGCCTGGAAATATAGTTGTTGCTGATTCCATTGTTGCAAAGTTAGCGGCGTTTGTCGCTTCCGTTTGAACTAATCGCCTAGACTGATATGCAG